TGCCACTTCAGATGCGGATGGTGGAAATTATGTTTTTGCGATAACCCCACTAAATGCTAGTGGTAATGGTTCTTTTGCTGGTGATGGTACTTCTGGTATCTATCTATGGGGTGGTGTGGTAGAATATGGAACAGTAGCTTCTACATATACTGCAACTTCTAATGTTGACACACTTGTTGGTACTTGGACTACTTCATCTGCATTAACAGAAACAGGTACTGCATCTGAAACAGAAAGTGCAACATATAATCCAGGTGGATTGTTAACAGAAACTGTTACTGCTACAGAAAGTGAAACTAATATTGCTACTAGGTTAGCCGATTTAACAGAAACTGGTAGTGCATCTGAAACAGAAACCAACATTTCTACTAGAGTATCTAATATAACTGAAACTGGTACTGCAAATGATCCTAATATACTTGGTGGGTATACTGTTGTTCGTGATATAACAGAAACTGGTACTGCATCTGAAACAGAAACCAACATTTCTACTAGAGTATCTAATATAACTGAAACTGGTAGTGCATCTGAAACAGAAACACAAGTAGTATCTTCTACTAGAGCATTAACAGAAACTGGAACAGCTTCTGAAACCGAAAGTACAACATCGATTAGACTTGCTGATCTTATCGAAACTATAACTGCTGCAGAATTGACTTCTGCACAAGCAGCGTTTATTTCTGCTATTCAAGAAGCACTAAATGCAATTGATAATAATATTAATAATATTATATCAACATCAAGTATTTCTGAAATAGTTTCTGCTCTTGATAGCCCTAATAGGTTTGCTTTCTACGCTGGTAATATATCAGAATTATTAAATGCGGTTGAGAATGTAAGAACAGATATTCCAGCATTCATAACAGAAACTAATTCACCAACATCTATTGAATTGGCAAACTCACTTGTTAATAGAGGTGTTTTAGAAACATTAAATGCTAATGATTCTGAAATTTATCAATTAATAACAACATCTTATATTACTGAAATTGTAGTTGCGGGAGAGCAAATAGTCGTTTGGCTATTCTTCCCAATGGATTATGAGTTAGTTTCTTCTAGATATTCTTCACTAATCGAAGTCGACTCTGATCAAATTTATGCTGATAATATAGATGTATTCTACCTAGATGCATCTAAGATTATGGTTGGTATGGACGTATCTTTCGATCAGATTTATGTCGACAATGTAGATGTTCTTTACGGGAATATAGCTATCATTGATGATATTGTTAGTGACGAGATATACATATAAATAAATAGACAAATAGTTATAAAGAGAGCATCATGGCCATTCCAAATTCAAGAGAAAGTTTAAAAGAATACTGTTTAAGAGAGTTAGGCGATCCTGTGCTTGAAATTAATGTGGACGACTCTCAGTTAGAAGATCGTATCGATCAGGTCTTAGATTACTGGCGACTATATCACTATGAAGGTATAGAGCAGATATATCTTAAGTGCCAAATTAAGGCATCAAGAATAACTCTAACTACCAATAATGCAGCTTCTTTTAATATATCAGATATTGTAACTGGAGCATCTTCTGGTGCCACAGCTACGGTAACCAGAGAAAATCTTACACCATCATCTGGTAATACACTATTAGTTAAAAATGTAGTTGGGACTTTTACTGCTGGCGAGACTATCAGTAATGGTACAATATCAGCAACTCTTAAAACAGGAACTCCCTGTGTTCTAGGAGAGTATGATAAAAAGTATGTTGATATTGATGACTCAGTTTATGGTGTTCAGAAAGTTATTTCTGCAGGACAGGCATCTTCTTCAAAGAACATATTCGACTTACAATATCAATTACGTTTAAATGATCTTTACGATTTAACATCAACATCAATCATTTACTATAAAACTGCAATGGCACATTTGGCTCTACTAGATTTAGAGTTAAATGGTCATACACTGTATCGTTTCAATCGTTTACAAAATAGATTATATCTAGATATCAACTGGGCAACAGATGTTATGCTTGGTGACTATATTATCGTTCAAGCATATCGAGCATTAGATCCAAGCACATTCAGTAAAGTATGGAATGAAAATTGGATCAAGCGTTATTGTACTGCACAATTCAAACGCCAGTGGGGTATTAATATGAAAAAATTTAATGGTCTACAACTACAAGGTGGTGTGACTTTAAATGGTAAAGATACCTACGATGAAGCGATGAGTGAGATACAAGCACTAGAAGACGAACTACAAAATAAATCTGCTCCATTAGAATTCTTCTTGGGGTGATATGGCTACTAGACAAACACTAAATCCTTATTTTTCGCAGGGTATTTCTGGCGAACAAAACCTAATAGAATCTTTGATTATAGAATCATTAAAGATCTATGGTAATGAAGTATTCTACATTCCAAGAACATTAGTTTCAAAAGATGAAATTCTTGGAGAGGATCGTCTTTCTCAATTTAAAACTGCATTTCCGATTGAAATGTATTTTGAGAATGTTACTGGTTTTGAGGGACAAGGTGCTTTCATACAGAAGTTTGGTTTAATGATGGAGCAGTCAGCTACTCTTGTAGTTGCACGCAAACGATGGAGTCAATTTGTTGGACGTTATGGATTAACAACTGTTCCTAATCGTCCGAATGAAGGTGACTTAATTTATTTCCCATTAACAAAAGGTTTGTTCGAAATTAAATTTGTAACACACCAAGATCCATTCTATCAATTAGGTAAACTTTATGTTTACAAGTTGCAAGTTGAATTGTTCCAGTACTCTTCTGAAGCTATCGATACTGGTGTTAGCGAGATAGATGAATTTGAAACACTTAAGACTTTCAATACCAATACAACCAGAAATCAAAATGGAGAGATTACGTCAATTAATATGACAAATCAAGGATCTGGTTATACTGCTGTACCTTTAGTATCATTCACAAGTTCAACTGGCTCTGGTGCAACTGCACTAGCTATTCGTGGTACAGGTGCTAGTGCAAATAAAATAATAGGAATTACATTGACAAATCCTGGAAGTGGATATCAGACACCACCTACTGTAAATATTACTGGTGGTAATGGTGTTGGTGCTTTAGCTGTTGCTACTATTGATATCAATATCGATAAATCAGAATCGTTTGGCGACAATAATAAATTTAAGACTCAGGCTGCAGATGTTCTATTCAGTGTGACAAATCCATTCGGAGAAGTTGATACAACTAATAATCCATAATGCTAAACAATAACGTATTTTACCATGGAATCATTCGCAAAAGCATTGTTGCTTTTGGAAGTCTATTCAGCGATATCTATATCGATCGTCGTGAGGGAGATTCTGTCACTGGTAATATTATTCAACGTCTACAGATTCCTCTTGCTTATGCTCCAAAAGAAAAGTGGATTGTTAGATTAGAACAAGATCCAGGACTAGAAAATAATGTATATACTACATTACCTAGAATGTCATTTGAGATTACTGGTTATACATACGATCCTTCTAGAAAAGTTAATCGTATGCAACAATTAAAATGTGGAGATGGAAGCGGATCATTATCAACGATGTATAGTCCAGTTCCATACAATATAGATATAACACTTTATATCTTAACAAAAACACAGGAAGACGGACTACAAATTCTAGAACAAATTCTTCCAACATTCACTCCAGAGTATACTCTAGTTGTTAATGTAGTACCAGAGATGAATGTTAAAGTTGATGTTCCAATTATATTGAATAGTGTGGCAGTTCAAGATGACTATGATGGTGATTTCCAAACCCGTAGATTTGTAACACATACTTTAAATTTTCAAATGAAAACTAATTTGTTTGGACCAGTTTCTGGACAAAGTGTTATTCAACAAGTTAATGCTAATGTTGGATTGAATGAAACCTTTACTCATCCAAGCAGAGTTTTTGATGCACAGGGTAATGTAGTTACATCTAGTGTCTCTACGGAGAATTGGTTAAACGGATTTTAATTATGGGTCAAATATATAATTCGAATTCGAACTTAAAAGCTGCTGGTGTTACGGTTGATTTTACACCTGACAATATTCAAGAGTATATTAAATGTGCTGCCGATCCTCTTTACTTTATTGAGAATTACTGTTACATTGTAACACTAGACTTCGGTTTAAAACTATTCAAACTATACGATTGTCAAAGAAACAAAGTGGAGATTATCCACAACAATCGTCGTGTCATTCTGATGGAAGGTCGTCAGCAGGGTAAGACTACTACATCAGCTGCATACATCCTTTGGTATACATTGTTTCAGGCAAATAAAACAGTGGCGATTCTAGCCAATAAAGCTACAGCTGCTCGTGAAGTTTTGGATCGTTATCAAACAATGTATGAGTTGCTTCCTAAGTGGATGCAACAAGGTGTTACTGGTTGGAACAAAGGTGACATCGAATTAGAAAATGGTTCTAAGGTATTCACTGCAGCTACAACTGCATCTGGTATTCGTGGTAAATCTGTTAACATGCTATATGTTGACGAAGCTGCGATTATTCCGAACAACGTAGCTGAACAGTTCTTCACATCAGTCTATCCTACAATTTCTGCGGGACAGACTACTAAGATTCTATTGTCTTCAACTCCACTTGGTTACAACCATTTCTGGAAGTTTTGGACAGATGCTGAAAAGGGTAGAAATGGATTCGTTCCATTATTCATTCCTTACTGGGAGATTCCAGGACGTGATGAAGCATGGGCTGCTGAACAGAAAGCACAGCTTGGCGAATTGAAGTATACACAAGAGGTTCTTTGTAACTTCTTAGGTTCTTCTCTAACGCTGATCAAAGCTGATGTTATTGCAAGAATGTCTCCAGATAATATTATTCACTCCAAAGATGGATTGGATATTTACGAAAAGCCATCGGCTGGTCATACTTATTGTATGGTTTGTGATGTGGCAAAAGGTGTGGGTGGTGACTACTCGTCATTCCAAATTATTGATATAACTGAAACACCATATAGAGTAGTGGGTAAGTATCGTGATAATCAAATTAGCCCGATCTTATATCCTAGTGTGATTTACAAAGTCGGAAAAGAATATAACAATGCTTATGTTCTACTAGAAATTAACATCTCAGAACAGGTTGCACACATCCTATATTCTGAAATGGAATACGAAAATATATTGTTCGTTACAAGACATACTATGGGACAGACAGTCTCTGGTGGTTTTGGTGGTGGTAAGACTCAGCTAGGAGTCGTGACAGATAAGAAAATTAAACGAATTGGATGTCACAATTTCAAAGCATTAGTCGAAGAAAACAAACTTATTATTAATGACGCTGATACAATCTCAGAGATCTCTACATTTATTGAGAAAAAAGGATCGTATGAAGCGGATGAAGGATATCACGATGACTTGGTTATGCCGTTAGTTCTATTCAGTTGGCTTACAACTAACTCGTATTTTAAAGACCTAAATAATGTAAACCTACGAGAAATTATGTACAAAAAGCAAATGCAGGCTATTGAAGAAGAATTAACACCATTTGGGTTCTACGACGATGGTAGTCCCGAACGAGCACCTCTAAACTTTTGAGAAATCGTGTAAAAGCTAAATAAAAGGTAGACATGAGATTTGTCTAGGTAAACTTATTAACAAGGAGAATTACAATGCCGTTTCAACTATCTCCAGGCGTTGCAGTCGTAGAAAAAGATTTCACATCTATCGTTCCAGCAGTATCTACTTCAATTGGTGGATTTGCAGGTAAGTTTGGATGGGGACCAGTTTTAGAGCCAGTTACTGTTGGTTCTGAAAATGAATTAGTTAGCATGTTTGGTGCGCCAACAGATAACAACTTCAAATCATTTTTCACCGCAGCCAACTTCCTATCATATACAAACAATCTATTACTAGTTCGCTGTGACGCAAGTCATAAAAATGCGACAGCTTCTGCTACAGGTGGTGTTTCTGGCATCTCTGTTGGTACAGCTGGATCTGGTTATGTATCTACTGCTGCAGCACCATCTGTAACAATTGGTGCTCCAAACGTAACTGGTGGTGTACAAGCTGTTGCTTATGCTACACTTTCTGGTGGTGGTATTTCTGCTATTGCTGTTAGTGCTCCTGGTACTGGTTGGTCAGGAACTCCTGTTGTTACTATAACTCCAGCAGTTGGTGATACAGGTTCTGGTGCTACTGCCCATGCAACTGTTCTTTCTA